ATTGAGGAACCCGTGGTACCCCAGGCTCTTTTTGAAAGAGCGGCATCTTCTTATATCTGGAATAGGGTACGATCTGGCGATGTGACGCCAGAGGTCCTGAAACGATTGGAAGTTGTTGTAGCAGCATATGCTGCATTGTCTGAGTGTAATTCCACTAAGCAATTTGTGGCGACCTTATTTTTGATTTTGCGTACTGAGTACCGTGATGCTATTACGGAAGGAGTATGCAAGGCCATCCTTAGGTATTTGTCACTTTCCGCGGAGGAAGGAATTACGGCCCAAAGTGAAGATGCTACGCCAAGTTGGTTGGATAGCCTTCGCACTGCTGGGGATAACTGGCAATTAGCCCTTCGTAATCCGTGTGCCGATAAAGTACAGGATTTATTAACTATGTTGGTAACGATGGGCGTTTGTGGACCTATAAATCTCAAATTTGGGAATTTAACATTGTTTGCTATTGAAGCACGCAAAGAACAGGTTCACGCCACCAGTATGATAGATGCTACTTTTAGAACGTTACAGTTTTTGGCAGAAAGTGGATATGCTGCTTATGCAACAGGTTCATTTATGCCATTTCTGTTTACTCACAGTGCAGCAGTCAGATTGGACAAAGAATATCTTGAATTATTGGATTTGTGTGAATACGCATTACCAGGAAATTTAGAGAGATTTACGGACATTAGTCCACATGATTTTGACTACAGGATGGAAAAATGTATTAGTGATACTACGTTAATGTATGAGACTATTACATCACCTCCTGAAAAGCGATTGATTTTGTCCAGATTGCAGAACTTGAGAGCGAAACATAGTGCTTATCGTCAAACAAAAGTTACGGGAGGATTGAGAGTCCGTCCGTATGCTATGTTTGTTACAGGTGGTAGTGGGTTAGGAAAATCGGATGTTACCGATATTCTGTATAAGACCTGCGCTGCGTACAATAAAGTCGACGCACATGACGACAAGGTTTGTACGTATAATTCTTCGGATAAATATATGTCGAATTATAAATCGTATATGACGGTTGTGAAATTTGACGACTTTGCGAACTCCACATCCGAGTTCGTAGAGGGGAATCCTGCC